GGTTTAAATACACTTACAGGTTCTTTAATAACAGGTGTAGGACTTACAGCTAATACTACAGTAGTAGCTTCTGTTGGATCTACAGCAGGTACAGGAAACGTTACAGGTGTAATTACTTACACAGTAATTGATAATGGTGGAAAAGGCGAACAGTCAGGTTCTAGTTACTAACTAATTCTTTTTTAGGAGCTCTCAGGGGCTCCTAAAAAATACAAGGAGACTTATTATGTCATATAAAGGTGATGTCAAACCGGTCACATTAACTTCAAACGGTGTTTTTTTTACAGGTAGAACTCGTGTAAGAGGGATTATGGCGCAGCCAACATCTCCAGGGTCAACTGGAAGTGGAGTTATTAATACATTAGTAAATGCAACAACTGCATCTACTACAACAACTAATAATTATTATATTCCAATTATTGTTGGTACTAACGCAATTGAAACTATTTATTTACCAGAAGATGGCGTGTTATATGATAACGGTGTAGGTTGTACATCAGTTTCTAACATGACGATTACGTTATTTATAGATAAGTAGGTCTACAATGACTACATCAGGAACTACTTCCTTCAACTTAGATGTTGATGAACTTATTCAAGAAGCCTATGAAAGATTAGGTATTGATGGAAGCAGAAGTGGTTATCATTTAAAATCAGCAAGAAGATCTTTAAATCTTTTATTATCAGAGTGGGATAACAGAGGTGTTCATTTATGGAAAGTTCAAAAAGCAACTGTTCCATTAGTATTAGGACAAGCTGAATATAATTACGCTGCAGATCCTACTAATTTTCCAAATAATATTAATGATGTATTAGAAGCTTATGTTAGAAATAATACAGTTACTACAAATCCTGTAGATATTTCATTATCTAAAATAGATAGATCTGCTTATGCAGCTTTGCCTAATAAATTATCACAAGGAACACCTTCTCAATACTACGTTCAAAGAACTGTAAACCCTAGTATTTTTTTATATCAAACTGCAGGATCAAATTATTCTAATGCTTCTAATCCAAGCAATTTTCAATTTATATTTTATTATTTAGCTAGAATTGAAGATGCAGGAACTTATACAAATACACCTGATGTTGTATTTAGATTTTTACCAGCATTAAATTCTGGTCTTGCTTATTATTTATCTGTTAAACATGCACCTGAAAGAATTGAAGCTTTAAGAATATTATATGAAGATGATTTACAGAGAGCTTTATTAGAAGATGGTCAAAGAACATCTTTATTTGTTTCACCAAAATCTTATTTTGGAGATGGATTATAATGACTACGTTTGCCACAGGTAAGAAAGCATGGGCAATATCTGATCGTTCAGGACAAAGATTTCCTTATGTTGAGATGGTAACAGAATGGAATGGATCATTTGTACATATTTCAGAATATGAACCTAAACAACCTCAATTAGAACCAAAAATTCCTGGAAATGATCCACAAGGTTTATTAAATGCAAGACCAGATAGAGTTGAACCAGCAGTATTAGTTCAATTAGCTAATAATCCTTTTTATTCAGTAGCTGGAAGCTCGACTATTTTAATCAATGATCCAGGTCATGGTAATAAACTTGGAACATCTATTGTTATAACAGGAGCATTATCAGGAAATGGTTTTTCAATTCCAGTTTTAACAACTACACTTGGATATACTTTAACTTCTGTTAGTTCAGATACTTATAGTATTAATTTACCTAACACAGCATCTGATACTGGATTTTTTGGTGCAACAGATGTTAGTATTGGTCCATCAGCTGTAGAACTTGCAGAAAATCCTTTTAGAATAACTACAGGAAGTTCAACAATTAATGTAAGTCAAATTAATCATACTAGAGTAACTGGAGATAGAGTTGTATTTGCAAATGTTAATGCTTTAAATAATTTTAATAGTTCAGTTGGATTTAGTGTGGATGTACTAGCAACGAGTACTGGTTATGTTATTACAGTTGTTAATGCAAATAATTATACCTTTAATGCCTATTCAGGAACTGCAACTTATGATACAGTAATTGGTGGCGGAAAAGTAACAGCGCAAACAATATAATTATGAATTACGGAGAATTAACAACAGCAATACAAAGTTATACAGAAGTAGATAGTAATGGACTTACTAGCACTACACTTGCAACAATTGTACAAAACGCTGAAAATAGAATTTATAGAGAAGTAAATATTGATGCTTATAAATTATACGCATCAGCAGTTACTGTTGTAGGCAATACTGTAATATCTGTTCCAACAGGTCTTAGAAATATTAGATATGTAGAATTAATAGATTCAAGTGGGAATATTAGTAATTTAATCCAAAAAGATAGTTCTTGGATGGCAGAATATAATTCTAACCCTAGTTCTACTAGTTCTTATTCAGAACCTAAATATTGGGCTAATTGGAACGCTGTTAACTGGTTTGTAGCTCCAACGCCTAATTCTAATTACACAATTAATATTGCTTATTTACAGCAACCTGCTAGTATTACATCAAGCACAACAAGTACGAGCTATGTTTCTGTATATGCCCAAGACTTATTATTATACGCTAGCTTAGTAGAAACATATAAGTACTTGAAAGGCCCAGCAGATATGATACAAGTATATGAACAATCGTATCAACAAGCGAGAGATTCGTTTGGTGTTGAACAAACAGGTAGACGTCGAAGAGACGAATATCTTGACGGAGAGCCAAGAGTTGTGGTAAATGCTCCATCAGCTGAAACACCTGGCGGTAAATAAATTTAAGGAGATAAAAAATGGCAAATATAGTACCAGATAGTTTTAAACAAGAGCTTTTTACAGCAACACACAATTTTTCTACAGTATCGGGTAATACTTTTTATTTATCTCTTTACACAACTGTAACTGGTTTTTCTGCTAGTACAACAAATTACATTACAACTAACGAAGCATCTGGAACAGGTTATACTGCAGGTGGTACTGCATTAGTTAACTCAACTGTAACTGTTGCACAAAATATTTCTTTTATTAGTTTTAGTAACGCAACATTTTCAACTGCTACTTTATCTGCATCATGTTGTTTAATTTATAATACAACGCAATCAAAAAAAGCAGTTGTAATTTTAGATTTTACTACAACGCAAACAGCAACGAACGGCAACTTTACTATTCAGTTCCCAACAGCTAACTCAACAAGCGCAGTTCTAAGAATTTCTTAGTAATTTTGCCATGTAAAAATTATGGCATTAATTGTAAATGATAGGGTTCAAGAAACTTCAACTACTACAGGAACAGGTGCGTTTACTTTAATAGGAGCTGTAACTGGTTTTCAATCTTTTTTATCTGGAATAGGAAGCGGCAATACTACTTATTATTGTATAACAGATAATGCTTCTAACTGGGAAGTTGGTCTTGGAACTTATACTACCAATACATTAACTAGAACAACAGTTTTAACTTCATCTAATAGTAATTCAGCTGTTTCATTTGGAGCAGGTACTAAAAACGTATTTTGTACACAACCAGCAGGAAAATCATTATATTTAGATGCAAGTGGAAATGCCATTGCACTTGGAACTGTAGTATCAGCAACTCTTACTAACGCAACTGGATTGCCTTTAACTACAGGTGTAACGGGTACACTTCCAATTGCTAATGGAGGAACTGGCACAACATCAACAACATTTACTAATTTAACAACTAACGTTACAGGAACTTTACCAGTAGCTAATGGTGGTACAGGTATTACAAGTTTAGGCACAGGCGTTACAACATTTTTAGGAACTCCTTCGTCAGCAAATTTAGCTTCAGCTGTTACAGATGAAACTGGATCAGGATCACTTGTATTTGGAACATCTCCTACAGTAAATAATCCAACGGTTACAAACTATGTTGAAACTGTAGTTGCAATAGGAACAGTTACTACAACTAATACGATTTCATTAACAAATGGCACAGTTCAAACTGCAACACTAACTGCTTCAACAGCTTGTACCTTTACTATGCCAACTGCAACTGCAGGTAAATCATTTGTACTTTTATTAAAACAAGCTGCAGCAACAGGTAACGGTACAGCAACATTTACAGGAGTTAAATTTCCAGCATCAGGTGCACCAACAATTACAGCAACTGCTGGTAAAATGGATATTCTAACTTTTGTAGCAGATGGTACTAATTGGTACGGATCGTATACACAAGGTTATACTCCATAATGTTTGCGTCAAAAAATTCATTTTATACATCGCAAATTAAAACAAATTCTGTTGAATATTTAATTGTAGCTGGTGGTGGTGGTGGCGGATCTACAGCAAATGGAAGTAATGAAGGCGGCGGCGGTGGAGGGGCTGGCGGTATGTTAACTGGAACTGCAAGTATTACAGCAGCAACAAGTTATACTATAGTTGTTGGATCTGGCGGACCAGTAAATAGTAATGGAAATAATTCATCTGCATTTTCACTTACAAGTATTGCAGGTGGTAGAGGAGGTTTTCATACAGGTTCTGGTGCAACTACATCCCCGGGTGCTGCCGGTGGTTCTGGAGGTGGTGGCACAGGATATTATGGAACTTCTAGTGGAGGAGCAGGAACTTCTGGTCAAGGTAATCAAGGCGGAACTGGTGAGAATG